CACTTAATGAATTTACATCATAAAGATTTGGCAAAAACTGCTCATATCGCTTATCTATTTTTTTATACAATTCGTCAACTGAATTTTGAAGAGCAATCAATTTTTCAGTAGCTTTGTCTTGACCATATATTTGTTCATTAGAAAGTTTGTATTTTCTTCTAATATATGTGTTTTTAATTTTAGTTGCCAATACCTTCACTAAAATTATAACTATAATAAGTAGCACGACACCTAAAAAAGCTAAGGGTAAAAATAATTCTTTGTCCATAAACATCCTCATTTTATTGACAAATATATGTCAATTGATATAAAATAACATTGAGGATATTTAATTTATCTCTCATCCCTATTTTTTATAAGCCGTCTGTTGGTGCGAACAACAGGCGGTTTTTTTATATATTCGATTTTGTAATCCATAATATGTATGAGGTGATTTTATTATGGATTACAAACAGTACCAAAAATCAAGAAATATGTCATGGGAAATCCTTGTAAAGGAAAATATAAAGGAACTTCCGGTAAACATTGTTGAGTTGTGTCACAAGCTTGGCATCGCTGTTAAGTATTATGATAAGTTGGAGCAAGGCAATGACGGTAAATGTACGGTCATAAACAAACAACCTATAATACTTGTACGGCAAGAATGTAACAGACAGCGGAAACGCTTTACCATTGCGCACGAGCTCGGGCATATACTACTCGGTCATGTCGGAAAGTATGAGCTGATAAACAGAGAAATTTCTCCAACAGACAATCCCATTGAACAAGAAGCGAATGTTTTCGCAAGCAGGCTACTTGCACCTGCGTGTGTCCTATGGGGATTAAAGGTAAATAGTGCTGATGAAATAGCTCAGATATGTGACATAAGTCCAACTGCAGCGGCATATCGCTGGCAACGAATGCAGGAACTCTACAAGCGGAACAAGTTTTTGGTTGCTCCGCTTGAACGGGAAGTTTTCAATCAATTCCAAAAATTTATTTTAAATCATCAACATCAGGTAAATCCATAAGTCTTTGCAAATCGTCGTCGGTAACGGTTGTTTCCTTAAAACTTCCGTCTCGGGCGGCGGTTTTTATTTTGTAAATATTTTCTCCGTAATTACCGCTACATATTAAATCATTTGAGTAATCAAGTAATTTTTGTTTACCCTGATTGTTTAAAGAGCGATAGGAAGAAATTAGTTTTTTCTCATTGGCATTTAATACTGGATTATTGTTTGAATTGTTAGGAGTTAGTACACCTTTATCAATACTTTCAATGTCCAAAGATAATTCATTAAATATTTTAAGCACAGTATTTACACCTGCACCACCAATACCTCGTTTAAAGATTGTGTCTAAGGTCGAATACGGTATATCAATCTTTTGTGTAAAAGCACGAATGCTTTTATAATTATTTAGAATTTCATTTTTTAGCTGTTCTTCGATAGTCATTATGTTCAACTCCTTTTGTCATCATTATACACGCTATTTGCAAAAATGCAATACAAATTTACGAAATTGCAAAAATTATTTTTAAAAAAGTCTTGACAATTTACGAAATAGCGTGTATTCTTTAATTACAGTAAACGCAATTGCGTAAAAACAGAAAGGAGATAATCTTATGTATCCAAACTTGGAAGCTGAAAAATCAAGAAACAAAGTAACCAACAAGGATATAGCTCGCGTGCTTGGAATAGATGAATCAACGGTTTCTGCTAAGTTCAATTCGTATGACAGGCTTAAATTTTCTGAAGCTAAGGCAATCCGTGATAATTTCTTTCCAACATTACAGGTAGAGTATCTTTTTGATTACAAAACCGCATAAGAACCAACCACATTACAGGAAAATAACTGCAAGGGGGTGAGAGGAATGTTTAAGTTTAAAAAGCGTAAGCGTAAGGAGATATACAACATTGCCAAGACAGCCACGTGGGATGTTTTGTGTTCGCTTGACTATACCGAAAAAGCAGAGAAAAAATATCCTGAACACTTATACACAAACGGACGCATGAGATTACTGATTGGAAATTTTGAAGGTCCCGAAGAAGCACATGCCTTTATCATAATGTTTAAAAAGTTTGTGGCAGACTTTGAAGAGAATATCAAAAGAGATAACGGCAGAATGATTTATGTCTTTGAGTATGACCCAAAAGAATAGCCTCCCGAAAACGGAAGGCTGAATCGGATTATTTAATCAATGCAAGAACAGACAGAATAAAAGTTATAACAGACATAACAAAGGACACAGAAGATATAAAGTAAGGCAAATATTGTAAAATCCAATTTCTTCTTCTGAACTTTGCGTATGCAATACCTTTGGCAGACGGAAAAAAGAATGTGTAGATACCTTCTTTTTTTGAAAAAATCAATCCGCAGTCAACGAGATAGTCTGTACAGGATTTAGCATAGTCACCATAGAGTTTAGGATTATCGTTAGCTTTTGACTTTTTAGGATTGTAATAATCATTATGCAGACATTCAAGCATTATGAGGTTTGCTTTAGGATTTTCGCATACATATCTGAATATTGTTTCTGTCGGTTTGTCAAATTGATAAACTACCATAATTAAACCACCTTTCGGTTTGATTATAACATAACGGTCAAACCCGATACCACATTACAGGGAAATAACTGCAAGGGGGTGAGAGTTATTGGTAGAAATTGTTTATCGAATTTATGAAGTCGCAGATGAAAAAACAGCCAAGGAAAATGCAGAGAAAGATTTTGAATTTGACCTTTACTCATCAATAAGTAAATCTCAAAACAATGAACTTGTTATGGATTGCCTTATTTGTGAAAGTCGAGAAGAGTTCAAAAAAATCATAAAAGACGAATATGGAAATGGTATTTCATTTCGCTACTCCAGAAAACTTCGTCCTGGTGATTTGTACTGCGTGATTATTGGTGAGCATTGCTATTCAACCGAAAAATACTTTAATAAGGTAACTTTTACTTGCGACTGTTGTGGTGCGACCGTTGAAACATACTATGGAAAACCGATACATTTTTCTAATTATGAAGTTAGAAACTATTTTTACGGAATTGAAGATTATGCTGAAAAACGCTTTTGTTCCCATAAGTGTAAGCAAGTATATGAGAGCAGAGAACGTAACAAGATAAGACCTAACGATGATGAAGAATTTTATATCACCAAAGATATGTTTTCGGAGAAAGTATCAGGATACATATATAAAATATCCAAAAAATCAACTGGTGAATTTTACATAGGACAAACAATGTATGCTCCTGTTTTTCGCTGGGGGCAACATCTCAAAACCGAAAGATTCCCAATAGAGAATATCACAGATTATCAATTTGAGGTCATTGAAATTGTTCCTCTTGGTTGTAATATACTGGAACGGGAAAAATATTGGATTCAGAAATTTTATAGGGATAATCCTGAAAAATCTCTTAATATTATGTGTACCGCAAATATGAGCTTAGCTAATATTGACCTTGATGCAGATAAGGATTTTCGCTGTGTGCTTGAGGAGAGAAAATGAACCGAATTACAGTAAGGATTGATGACCTAATCAATCAGCTTAACGAACTTAAAAAGGACGGCGCAGAAAAAGTCTTGCTCGAAATTGAAGAAGGTGTTGCAGATCCAGAAGAGAATTGTCCAAACAGAATAAATCTGATGCCTGCATATCATCTGAGTGAAATTTTTTCGGAAGTTTATGAAAGCGACTAGCAAAAGTCGATATCAGATTACAGGACTAAATAACGAAAGGGTGAGAAGAATGCCGAGAAAATTAGCTAAGCCAGAGGACCAAATGAAAAGGCAGTTGATTGCCAATATACAGTATGAGGCAGAAATCAGAAGTATTGACCGTGAAGGACAGGCTCTTGTGGCACATTGCTCTGAGGGCACCTACAGGAAAAGAATTAAAGATCCGGGTACTTTTACGGTGGAAGAGCTGTCGAGGCTTGCCAACAAATTTGGCATACCTATTCAGAACCTTTTCAAGGTAAGGGTGGTGTGTGATGAATGAATGACAAAGCACTTGACGAACTCAATGACATGGCGAAAAGGTGGATTGACGGAGAGGTCAATCATCTTGAAGTTGTATCATTGAAGCTATTTGATAGGTTATTAGTACTGGAACTTGCTAATGCCTATTCTATGTGCAAGGTTGGTTTGCTCAGTGAAAAATACACTGCCGCATATAAATTAAAATTCTTTCAGGAATATCGAGAACTAAAGCTCAAGACAGAACATTTGCTGGTACAACAGGAACAGCAGATTGACTCAGTAAGGAATGCAAGTGTAACGCTTTCGAAAGTCTGCAAGGAATACGGCAAAGATGAGGTTGACCTCGTTAAGCTGTGCGAGTTGCAAGCAAAGGCAATTGATGAGCTGACACATGAGAATGTACATATCAAGCTGTGGAACTCGGTCAGAGCATACAAAAAGCCTAAAGATTACGCAAGACGGCATATGAATAAGATTGTCGATGAGCTTATTGACAGGTTCGGCAGTAAGGTGCCGTTTGAACAGACGGTTATTTCATATCTCAACACTTGCCTTAAAGACAACCGCAGAGAGATGTGGGAACAGTTGACAGGCGATGATTACCCCACAAAGGCAAGACAGCAGCTGCCGGTTAAAGACGGCAATGCGAAAGGCGAGCTTGAATCAATGAAGAAACATTACGGTGTGAGAACAGGGAAAAAAGTTGTAAAGGAGACAAATAAAAATGATTTTCAAAAACTGGAAGAGCAAAAGCGAAATCAAGAGAGAGTCGAAAAAAAATGAAATTGCTATTAAGCACCTCAATAACCGAAATGTAATTGCCGATGAAATCACAAATGTACAGCTTGATATTATTGACCGACTCAAAGCAGAGAACAACGAACTCAGAGCCGAAAATGAAAGGCTCAAATCAGAAAATCTGACACAGGGCTTTGAGTGTGTCGGAGTATCGGCTATTTGATTGTAAGGAGAATGAAACCAATGATTGATTGTACGAAAACTACAAACTACTTCAACGAAAAGTTGAAGATGACGAAAAGAACAAAGAACGGACTGTGTGAAATTAAGTGTGGCAATTGTCCTTTGTGTAGTAATAACAACGGTGAAGGTTTATCGTGTCCAGACTTCGAAATGTATTATCCCGAAAAGGCGGTTAAGGCTGTACAGAGGTGGAGCGATGAACATCCGCCAAAGACATTTCTTACGGAATACCTGAAACATTATCCGAACGCTCCGCTTCGCGATAACGGAACACCAAATTTTTGTCCTTCTCGTTTAGGGCTTATGAGCATAGATGATTGCAGAATAGACCATAACTGCGTAAAATGCTGGAATCAGCCTATTGAGGGCGGTGAAGAGCGATGAGAGTTTATCAGTGCGATTGTTGTAACAAAGTTATCTCAGATCCGTACACAGTTAAAATGAAGGAATTCTATTTAGGGGTTGATACTGATTACTTTAGCGGGATTGCAATTCCTGTTGAATGCAAGAGCAAAATTAAAATACATCTATGTGATGATTGTTTCAAAGGCTTGCATGTTATTGCCGAAAAGAAAGAGAGTGAAAAGTAATGGAAAGAAAACCGACATTGACTACGATTGCAATTGACAAACTTCATCCGCACCCCGACAACCCTCGTAAGGTTCTCGGGGACATTGATGAGCTTGCCGAAAGCATTAAGGCAAGTGGAATCCTTCAAAACCTCACGGTGGTGCCGATGAATGACGATTGGACGGAGTTTACTGTGATTATCGGACACAGAAGATTAGCAGCGGCAAAGCAGGCAGGATTAACTGAACTGCCGTGCGCTGTTGTCGAGATGACAGAGAAAGAACAGCTGTCAACGATGCTCACCGAGAATATGCAGCGGTCCGACTTAACCGTATATGAAGAAGCAAAGGGCTGTCAGCTGTTGCTCGACCTCGGTGATACGGTCGCAGAGGTTGCCGAAAAGACAGGCTTTTCGGAGAGCAAAATAAGGCGGAGAGTAAAGCTCTGTGAGCTTGACGAAGAGGCATTCAAGGAAAGTCAGATCCGACAGCCTACGCTTGCAGACTATGACCGATTGAATCAGATTAAGAATATTGATGTAAGGAATGAATTGCTTAAATCAATCGGAACGAATAATTTTGACAATCTTTTGTATTCTGCTGTGCAAAAGCAGGAAGCTGACGAGAAAAGAGCAGCGCTTGAAAAAATCTGCCTCGATAACGGTATGACACAATGCGAAGGTTTTAATGATATTCCCGAAAACTGCGAATACACAGGAATATTCCAACTTGAAGATTTAATCGGCAAAACATTTGATGACGGCAGAAAGAGGTATTTCTGCCCGGCATATGGCGGTAGAATACATATCTATATCAAAAGGACAAAAGAGAAAATCGAAGAGCTTAATGCAAAAGAAGAAAAAAGAATTGCAAAAAATCAAAAATTTGATGAAATCAATTCTCAGGTTGGCGAAATCAACGAGCGTTGCAAGGCTCTCAGAGAAGAATTTATGCGAGAGGGCAACTTTAACGATGACGCCCAAAAACAAGCATTAATCAATTACATATTGTATTCGATGTCTGAACGGAAAGAATACAACGAAATTTCTTTTTGCGCTTTAAGCGGCCTTAAATATGATGACAACAACGAATGCATAAACCTTGATGATTGCATAAAAGACACCGGCAAAATGTTAATGTCAGCGGCATATGCCTTTTTTAAGAACTGGCGAGACAACAGCAGTTACATTTTAGTTGACTATGCAGATAAAACAATTACCCGAAAAATCAATCCCGAACTTAACAGATTTTATAATCTACTCGTCAAGCTCGGCTATGTGATGAGTGACGAAGAGATTCAGCTCCGTGACGGCACACATCCGATTTTGACCGCCGGTGAAACAAACTAAATAAGTTAATCACGCTCTGCACAGCGAGATTATATATATCTCATTTTATACCTATACCTACTTTTCTGAATATTACCATTTTACAAATATCTCAGGCAGGTGCAGATGTCTGAGATGATTTTTAAGAGGTGAAAAATAATGGCATTCCCCGACAAATTAAAAGCGTTAAGACTTAAACATAAATTAACGCAAGATGAACTGGGCGAAAAGCTCTGCTTGAGCAGAACAAGTATATCTTACTATGAGCAAGGAAAATTTGAGCCTGATATTAAAACTATAATAGATATTTCAAATCTATTTAATGTTACGACAGACGAACTGCTGAAATGAGGTGAAAAGAAAATGGATAATAAATTAAAAATTCGTGAGGTATGCGGTGAGTATGCGTTAAATATACTGTTCGAGGATATGAGTTTTAATACGATATATTTTAACTCTCAAAAAAAAGCCGAAGCAGTCAAACGCATTATCTTAGATGACGGTAATCATACGATGTGTGTAACAAGAGATGCCAACAGTACAAAGGTGATTTGCCTTGACAGCTCGTGTCCGCATTGTAAAGAAGCTGTATTATCAACATACAATTACTGCCCCTACTGCGGTGCAAAACGGATATGAAGATAATAGATTTTGAGTTTGAAAAACTCTCTCGTCAAGAAAAAGAACTTGAAAAATTAAGAAAAAACAGTAATGTAAAAAAATTGCTTGTTGATTATCAAGTAAGTGATGACTGTATAAACTCAGATAGTTATGGAGCTGTATGTGTAAAATGTGGCAGATGTGGACGCACTTTTACAAAAGACGGATTTTTAAAGGAGAGTGAAAATAATGAAAAAAGGGACAACAGTTGAAAGCGGATATGATGCCGAGGGGCGCTGGCATTTGAAGATTAAAAAAGCTAAAGGCAAGTTTACGCTCGACGAAATAATTGAAGCGGCGAAAGAATGGGAAGAAGATTACTACGCCGTGATAATTAAAGCGATGAGCGATGAGACTGCACAGTATTACGATGATGACCTTGAGGGGGATTACGTGACGCTATATCGTGCCACGGATTTTATAAGTAAAGAGGTGTAAAAATAATGTCAGCAGGAACAACAATGCTTATTGTGTTTTTAATCCTTATAGTAGCGTTTATTTTAACGCTTATTTGGATGAGGGAAAACATTAACTTTTATCGTGACCTTTATAAAGTTGAGAAGGAAGAAAACGACCGCCTTTTGAAAGAGAATCAAAAGCAAGGTCGAACAATCAATCAAAACTGGGACATCACTAATAAGCGTTGCAATAAGAGCTATACGAACGGCTTTGCAGACGGAAGAAAATACGAAAGGAAATATGGATATGACCAAGAAATCAAAATTAGCGAAGAAGAAAAAGCAAAGCTCAAGGCAGTTATCAGAGCAGCCATCAACAGCGAGAAAGCTACATTGGGAGAAGACTGTGAATCCGAATCTGAACCCGAAGCCGAGGACAAAGAGGAAGAAGGATAACATTGACCTTATTTGCGAGGAGTTAATGAAATACAATGAAGAACACGGAACATCATACAGCTACGGCGAATATACAGCACTCGTCGGCATGGGAAAAATCAAAAGTAAGTACCGAAACGAAAGAGACATTGAACTGCTGCTCTTGTAGGGAATGCCGAGGGTACAAGTTTTGCGCAAGCAGAAGCAGGGATTATCCTTGCAGCTGTTTTATTAAAAATGAAAGGTGACTATACATATGAGAAGAGCAGATAAAGAATTTTTAAACGCTCAGATTGAAAACTTAAAAGAATCCGCACACGAGCGTTTTGCGACGGTACTTATGCAGGTTGATTATCTTCAGCTTAAATTACTCAATGCTGAAAGAGGCTGCAAAAAGCTCAGGGAAGAAAACAGAAGATTAAGAGCAGAAAATCAGATGCTCGAGGACAACATCGGAAATCTTTTGTGTACAAGAGAGGAAGAAATGAAGTACAACAGAGTGCTGAATGAAAACATCACAAAGCTGGCTGAGGTCAACGCTCTTATGGCAGGTAAGCTCTCGGTGTATGAGCCTATTAAGAAGGCTGAATCTCAGCCCGATGAGACGGCTGACACGGTAAGAGAGTCAGATCCGGCAGAAAAATAATCAAGGCAACTCCCTTGCTACATGCGAAATCCAATTTTAAAATCAAGAAATCAAACAAAATTCACAGTTTTCATATTCAAAAACTAAAATCAAAAAACAATGACTTCTTTTTTTGATTTTAGCTGTTACAAAAAAAGCCGAGGCAACGGCTCAACATATTGCAATAAAATAAGAACACACAATTGCAGTGGCAAGGTTTGCAAAAGCAGTAGCTCAAGGGGTCAGGTTGGGCTACTGCTTAGTTATATCTATCAACATCAATATTCTAAAACAGAATAATAATCAGTCATAATTGAGGGAGCTGAAATGCTCCTTTCCTATCCTGCTCAAATGATTATTTAAGCATGGAAAACAGGAAAAATATACTATAATAAAAGGTTATGCTATGTACACTTATAAACGAACAATAAAAAGCGGAGATATGATTGAGGTTGAGTATTACCAGTCAATCAGAAAAATCGGAAAAAACTATGGCGGACGAAAATCAAATAATTCTTTAAGCTCGGCCAAGATGAGAAAAGCAAACAAGCTCCGTGCAGTCAAGCATATGCAGAGGCTCATAAATGCAAACTTTGGGAGCGGTGATTTCTTTTGTAGATTTTCTGCTCCGTACGGAACATATGAAACAGAAGAAGAGTTCCGCAAAGAGGTAGGTAAATGGCTTGACCGAATCAATTACCGTCTGAAAAAGCAGGGCAAAGGCAGATTGAAGTACATAGCGTTTATTGAGTGCGGTAAGTCTGGTAAGAACTGGCATATCCACATCATAGTCAGCAAAGAGGACAGGGAACTGCTGTCTGAACAATGGCCATATGAAAACGGTCAGAACTTTACTCCGCTATATAAGAACGAGAATTTCAAAAAGTTAGCTGAGTACATAACCAAAGATTTGACCGGTAAAGAAGAGGTTGATGCTGCCCAAAAGAGGATGATGACAAGTCGAAATCTTACAAAGCCCGAATCAGTCACAAGAAAGGCAAAAAGAAGAGAGATAAGAGCCTTAGAGCGTGGAGAAATGATTGAAGCGCCCGAAGGTCATTATCTCATTGAGGACGATTACTCAATGAACTACTCGGATATTGGTGGTGCAAAATGGTATTTTTGTTTTTTGCCGATTACGCAGAGGCGGAAATGGTAAATAATGGTAAATTCAGGCCGTGCGATGTACGGCCTTTTGGGGTTGCACAAAAATGAAGTATGCAGCGGAATAGATAATAAATCAAAGGAGAGGTAAAATTGAAAGAAAACAAAGCTAAATGTCCATTTTACTCGTATGACAGTCAAAGTAAGATCTGCTGTTTCGGGGCGGTGTACAAGAGCAAGAGTACAACGCTGTTTTTTGATTCACCGCAGGACAAAGAAAATCACTTCAACGATTTTTGCGGTAGCTATTGTTGGCGAGGCTGTCCGCTTGCTCAGACGATCAGCAAAGATTTGTAAAATATCAATCTTTTAAAAACATAATATGCGAAAATTTTAAATCAATTCAAAAATTTCACTTTCGTCACGGTTTTGCCTTTCGGTGAAACCGTGTTTTTCATACCAATATTACCCTCGGAAAAAAGTGTACAAATTTGGTGTTAAGGTTTTAACTTTTTTGCACGAAAGAAAAAAGCTAAAATTAAAACACGAAACATGTACAAAAAGGCGGTGAGCTGATGAGCGGAAAAGTTAAAGTGACAGGACAGGGAAGCGGAGCGAATGAGCCGAAAAACGGAGTGTCGAAACCCGAAAACGGAGTAAATGAGCAAAAAGCAATTGACTGGGTGCAAATTAAAGCTGAATATATCAGCGGCACAATGTCCGCTTCAAAACTTGCCGAAAAGCACGGAGTGAGCGTGTATGCCATACGAAAAAGGTCGGGAAAAGAACGCTGGCAGGAGCTGAGACGGCAGAATCAGAGTGAAACGGCAAACAAAATAGCCGAGAAAATCAACACTGAGAAAGTGAAGAAAACCGTCAGAGAGATTGACAGGGTTGTGTCTGTTGCCTCTAAGCTCATAACAAAGCTGAACAGAGCCGTTAATGAGCTTGACAAGGACGAGGAGCTCGTCAAGAAGAAAGTAACGGTTAAAGCCGAAAAAAGCGAAGATGAGAAAACCGCCACAGCGGAAGAGGAATACAGCTACGATTATGCTAAACGCAAGACGCTTGTAAACACAAAGCGAGCAGCGGAAATTTCTAAAAGTCTACTCAACGTTCGTGACATACTCGCAGATTATACGACAGAGCAGGACGAAGAGAACGCTCTCGGCATTATCGAAATCCCGATGCAGGAAGTTATGCAGCCTCCCGAAGATGACGAGCAGGACGATGAAAGCGTTGAGTAAGAAAGTCATATGGACTCCTCAGCCAAAGCAGAAAATTGCGTTGAGCCGTGGCGAAGATGAGATGTTATACGGCGGTGCTGCCGGCGGAGGTAAGACCGATTATCTTGTGGTAGAGGCGGCTCGACAGGTGAATATACCTGAGTACAGAGGGCTTATACTGCGTAGGGCTGTGCCTGACCTCGCACGAATTATTGACCAGACAAGGGCGATTTATCCGTCGATTGACAGAGGGGCAAGGTACAATGCAACAACAAGAGTGTGGACCTTTTCAAGCGATGCACAAATTAAGCTCGGCTCTTTATTTCGCACGAATGAAAAGTACAAATACCAAGGACAGCAGTACGATTTTATCGGCTTTGACGAATTAACGCAGTTTACATTTGATGAGTACAGCTACTTAAAATCCCGAAATCGTGGCAATTGCAAGGCAACAAAGGTGTATATGCGCTCAACTGCCAACCCCGGCGGTGTTGGCCACGGCTGGGTTAAGCAGTATTTTGTGACTGCCGGCACACCGGGCGAAACTATATGGCTCAGTGACAAAGTAATTATGCCTGACGGCAGTACCAAAAACTATTGGAGCAGTAAAGTCTTTATTACGGCAAGCGTGTTTGATAACAACGCTCTGATGAATAATGACCCCGATTATGTCAAGCGACTTGCACAGTTGCCCGAGGCGGAGCGTAATGCCTTGCTCTACGGCTCGTGGGATAGTTTTGAGGGACAGGTGTTTACTGAGTGGATTGACAATAGAGAGCATTACAAGGACAGACGGTGGACTCATGTTATTGAACCGTTCAAAATTCCGCAAAGTTGGCGAATTATCCGCTCATATGACTGGGGCTATACAAGACCGTTTTCAGTCGGTTGGACTGCCGTTGACCAAGACGGCAGATTTTACCGAATCAGAGAATTATACGGCTGCAAGAAGAATCAGCCGAATACAGGTGTACGCTGGCCGATTGAAAAGGTGGCACAGGAAATCCTTGCAATTGAAAATAATGACCCACAGATTAAAGGCCGTCAGATATACGGAGTTGCCGACCCTGCAATTTTTGCTGAACAGGGCAGCGGCAAGAGTCAGGCCGCAACGCATGCACAGTTGGGCGTTTTTTGGAACAAGGGCGACAATGCGAGAATTGCCGGAAAAATGCAGTTTCATTCAAGGCTTGCCTTTGATGAGGAAGGCTATCCGATGTTTCAGTGTTTTAATACCTGCACAAATTTCATCAGAACCATTCCGAACCTCGTATATTCACAGATTGACATCGAAGATATTGACACCGAGGGCGAAGATCATATTTATGACGAACAGCGATACGGCTTTATGACCTCGATAATTACCCCGAAAGAAGTTGTGCTGAGAAATGCAAGAACATTTGATCCATTGAATATAAGTCAGACACGATATTACAGATAGGAGATAAAACCAAAATGAGCAAAGTAAAACGAGACGAAAACGGAATGATTATGCCGATTAAAAGCACATATCCCGCTCTGACCTCGGAGAAATCAAAGTTGAGCAATGTTTATGGTACAGGCAATAAGACAGATGAAGAACCGAAATCAGCCGAACAGGCAGAAAAAGAGAACGAGAGCAGCGGCAAGCCGATTGGACTTGACGAAATACATGAGGCTATGCAGACTTTCAGGAAGTATCAGAACAGCAAAAAGCCGTATGATGAAAGATTTAAACAGGCATTTAGGGAATATAATTTGCTTTACACAGAGGCGACTGCACCGCAGATTAAAACTGACGATAACGACAGGCCTCGAAAGGTGCTTGTACCGAAACGCAAAGGAGCTCAGGCACTCAATGTCATAATGAACAAGCATGCTGACGCTATGGATAACTACCCCGAAATCATTTGTCTGCCTCGAGCACAGGACGATGAACAGGCTGCAAAGACACTCAACAGCGTTATTCCTTGCATACACAAACGCAACGGATTTATAAGGACCTACTCTGATGAACAGCTTGATAAGTTCGTAGGCGGTTGCGGTTGTTACGCAGTATTGTGGGACAAGACCGCAGAAAACGGACTGGGTGACATTGCTATCAGCCGAGTTGACATTTTGAATCTTTTTTGGGAGCCGCATATTGAGAACATACAGGACAGTGCGAATGTATTCTTTGCCCGATATTTTGACGAAGAAGGAATCAGAAAGGTATATCCCGAGCTTGAAAGCGTTTCGACTGCCTCTCTCGGACTGGTTGAGCATGAGACTTATGACAACAGTAATAAGTCGAATGATAAAATAATCTTGCTTGACTGGTACTACAAGAAAAGCGGCGAACTGCACCTCTGTAAATTCGTCGGTGAACACATTCTCTACTCTTCGGAAAATGAGGGTAAGCCTATTTATGACCACGGAAAATATCCGTTTGTGCTTGAGCCGATGTTTCGCCTGCGAGATACTCCCGTGGGTTTTGGCTTTATGGATGTAGTCAGAGCACCACAGAATCAGCTTGACGAACTCAAACACGATATGCTTGTGAACATCAAAGTAAATTCACAGCCGAGAGTGTACGCTAATACAGGTGTCGGCGTGAACAATGACGATATGACCGACCTTGACAAAACGGTAATTGAGGTCAACGGACAGTTGCAGGGCAACATTGCCCCCGTTGAATCCAAGGAACTTGCCTCGGGCGCATGGAGCTTGTACGACAGATTGTCGAATGAAATCAAAGAAACCTCTGCTACAAATGACGCAAGCAACGGAGCGAGTGCCGCAGGTGTTACAAGCGGTTCGGCAATTGCAGCATTACAAGAGGCAGGCGGTAAAGTAAGCAGAGACTCGAATAAACTTGCACAGGAAGCAATGACGGAGCTTGCACAACTTGAAATTGAACTGATGAGGCAGTTTTATAACTTGCCGAGAATTTTCAGAATCACGGGTGAAAACAATCAGACTACATATGAGGAGTTTGACAATACAGACCTTCGGAAACAGCCGTTGACATATACGGACACAGACGGTCAGACGGTAAATTATACCGACGAGGACGGCAACATACTGGAGCGTTTACCGATTTTCGACATTGATGTAAAGGCTCAAAAGGCAAGCCCGTTTGCGACTGCCGCACAGAATGAAATGATGATGAATTTATTTCAAATGGGTGCATTCAATCCGCAGGCGGCTGATGCCACGCTTGTAATGCTTGGCGGCATGACCTTTGAGGGCAAAGAAAAACTGATTGAAAAAATCAAGCAGAATCAGACCTTGTCACAGGCGGTGCAGGAGCTTTCAAACAAGGTGCAGATGCTTGAGGCAATGAACGCAAGCAGAACAGCGGCAGATGTGCAGAATGCTATGCCGAGTGAAAACGCACAGACCGCACAGCAGACACCGCCACAGACAGAAAGCGAGGCAACAATGTGATTGAAGTAACATTGATTGACTGCGGAAATCTGATATATTTCGGAAGCAAAGGACACGGCTCACATGATGTGTGTGTTGCCGTGAGTGCTTTATGCTCTGCATTTTTGCAGTATGTCAGAGAAATGCAGGACGAAAACAATGTGACGATAGTCAATGAAACCTATGAAAACGGTCACACGGAATCAGAGTTTTATATCATCGGTTCAGATGTCGAAGTCCGACACGGCATTAAAGCACTATGGACGGGGCTTGAACTCTATGCCAAAAATTTCCCCGATGAAATAGAGCTTAACTATGATGACGGCAACCCGAAATAAAGTTTAAAATCAACAAGACTTTTAACTTTTTTTGAAAAATTAAGGTTGATATAATTAAAATATAAGGTCGCAGTAGTGGGACTGCATTAAGACCTGACACCTCGGAAAGACGAGAGAGACACCGCGGATAGACGCGAGAAATGAGGTTCTTATGAACGACAAATTTATAGATCTTATCGTAAATCTGCATGACGGCGAATCAGCAGGCGCAGCTGACGGCGGAGACGGAAACGGTGAGAGCGGTGTTGCCACAAGCACTGAAAACAACATAAGCCACGAAACGAGAGAGAGAGCTGAGAGAATCGGCATAGGTGACGACCTTATCGACGATTATAACAAGGCTTTCGGAAACAACGGCAATCAGAATCAGAACAACGCAGAAGGCGAAAACAACAGCACAGACACAGACGACGAAGAGAACTTAGAAGAAGAGTTTGAAAAGCTGATTAAAGGTAAATTCAAAAATGTGTATCAGAACAGAGCGCAGTCTTTGTTTAAGGACAGAATGTCAACCAAAAACAAGCAGATTTCAGATATGCAAAAAAAAGAAAATACCGGCAATCAGATTTTCGCTCTTATTGCAAACAAGTACAATGTACAGCCTGATGACCTCGACGGTCTCCTCAAAGCCGTAACAGAGGATAAGGATTTGTTTGCCGAAAAGGCTCTTGCCGCCGGAGTGACAACAGAAGAGGCACGCAACGACTTTTTCAATCAGCAGAAAACAAATGCACAGGAAGAAGAGCTTGAAACTCTCCGCAGAGAAAAAGCCGCAAGAGAACTTGACACACATTTGAGAACAATTGCAGCGGAAACGCAGAAGGAATTTCCAAACTTCAACCTTGAAGAGGAATTTCAGAATCCGTCATTCAGAACCGCTCTTGACTTTATTGCTCAACAGAAGAATGAACAGAACGAAAAGACAGGTCGTAATGATGAAATTTATGATTTGACTACTGCCTATAAAATGGCACATTTCAATGAACTTCAGAAAGACCTCGTAAAGCGTTCAAGCTCTGCCGCAATCAGTGCGGCGGCACAGTCAATTCAGAGTGGTGCAAGACGGCCGACAGAAAATGCGGTCAAGAAAAGCGGTACAACCACGCAGAGAAAGAGCGTGGAAGATATGTCTGACGCTGAATTTGATGCCTTTTATGAGAAAGTAAGACGAGGCGAGGCACACCTCTAATGCCTTGCCGAAAGGAAGGTACATATGAAAAGCAAGATTAGTAAGTTTATTATGGGAAGCAAGATTATTAAGCTTATTATCAATATCCACGATAATACGGTTGACGCAGGCGGTGTAAACAAGTCAAACGGCTATGTTTACAATGCTTACGGCAACACAACATCAACATCCGGAAATGATTGGACTCCCGAAAAGGCTACATTCTATCACAAAGTGTTTCTCAAAAACCTGACAGCGAAATGCGTTCACGGTCAGTTCGGTGAGCATGACACCATTCCAAAACAGTCGGGCAACATCTACAACAAGAGAGGTATTTCACCATACCCGACCGTTACAACACCGTTGCAGGAAGGTGTTACTCCCGTTGGTAATCAGATGAGTTTCTACTACGTTGAAATCGCGGTGAATCAGTACGGCGCATATACACCTATCACAGACTGGGCAAGTTTCTGCAGCCGTGATGATGTTATGACCAAGGACAGCGAGGAGCTTGCTTCACAGGCAGGACGCTCAATTGAAGAGATTGACCGTGAGGCTCTTAATGCCGGTACAAGCGTTATCTATGCACCGGCTGTAGGCTCTGACGGTGCGGTTACAGAGGTTGCGAGCCGTGCAGCCATTACGGCAAACAGTAAGCTCACTATTGACACCATTTTCAGAGCGCTGAACTATCTCGAATGTCAGAACGCTGAGCCTATCGGCGAAAACTATGTCGCTGTTGTACATCCGAATGTTAAGTACGACATTATCAGCAACAAGGATTTCATCAGCGTAGTTAAGTATGCTCACGCAGACAGAATTTTCAAGGGCGAAATCGGTACAATCGGTAATGTTAAGTTTGTACAGTCGAACTTTGCAAAGGTGTTCAAGGGTGCAGGCGCAAGCAAGATTGATGTTTACTCAACTCTTGTGTTCGGCAAAGACGCATATGTTACTGTTGAGATTGAGGGCGAAGGCACTCAGACAATCGTTAAGGGCTTCGGTTCAGGCGGTACAGCCGATCCTCTTAATCAGCGAGCAACTCAGGGTTGGAAAACAACTCACGGTGTCGGCATTATCGGTCAGACCAGAATGGTGAGAATTGAAACAGCCTCATCTCTCAACACCGTAGCACAGACAGCTTCTCCGGCTGTAGCATAATCGGGAGGTATATAACTTATGGCAACAACGAAGAAAGCCGCAGAGACGGCAGAAAATACAGAAGTATCGGCAGCGGAAACTACTGCCGATACTGTAACGATTAAAAAATCTCAGCTTGATAAGCTCCTTGGAATGTATGATGAACTTCAGGAAATCAAGAAGAGTGTGCCTACAGACCGCAAGGCGGAAAAAATCAAGCAGGACAAGGAACTTGCTAAAATGATTGAAAAGGCAAACAAGGAAAGTGAAGAACTTGTTGAGTACATCGCTCCAACAGGCTCAATGAAGTCAAACAAGAATATTGAGGTCAATATTAACGGCGTGCAGTACACCGTGCCGAGAGGTGTCAAGACGAACATTCCACGCAAGGTTGCGGAGATTATTGACAACTCAATTAAGCAGGCTGAATTTGCACAGGGCGTTCAGGCGAAGGCTGCCGAGATTGCCCAGCAGGCAATTGCCGAGGGCAGAATCTAATTCAATAACAAGGAATAAATTGTACTCCTTACAGAAAATTCGCAGAAGGGCGGGGGCGGTAGCTTCCGCCTTTTTGCGTTTTTGCGTACACAGATATTAGAGAGGTGATTATATGACACTTGATAAGGTAATTGAAAGAGTGCGAAAACTTAAAAGCGGATATGATGTGTCCGATGAGGACATTATAAGCTACATTAATGAAGCAGAAATGGAAATTATCAGCAATGTAATAAGTAATCGCGAAGGCGATAACGAGATTGTAGGCACATACGGTAACTATCAGCTTGATACAGACAGAGGGTTTGAACTGCTTGTGCCAGCTCCGTATGACAGGATGTACGAGGTTTATTGTGCGGCACAGATTGACAGGGACTACGAAGAGGCCGAGAGATATTCGGTTGATATGAGCGTATATAATCAGCTGAGGCAGGATTTTGGAGCGTTTTGGTTCAGGACACACCCGCAAAAGAAAAGATATAACTTTCACATTGGTTAAGAGGTGACAATATGCTACCCGAATTAAATATTCCGAGGAGAGATACAACGAGTATCAGCGTGTTCAGAGGATTAAACAGAAGTCCAAACACAGGATTTTCAAGAGTTTCAAGCTCATCAAGCAGTATTTACACAGAGTTCATAGATTTTAAAAATATGACTTCTGATAAATACCCGCAGCTTGCACCGAGAGCAAACCGTTCCCGAATTACTTCCGATGACAAAATCAAAATCATTTCAAACCTTTTATCGGCAAACTCAGGGCTTATTTATATTGATTCTGACAAGAATCTGCATATCGGGGCAGAGGTCACAAAGATTGATGAGATTGATGCGGCCAAACAGCACCATATTATTTTATACGGTAACAAGGTTGTAGTATTCCCCGAGAAATTTTCTGTTAATATGAGCAACAAAAAGGTGACTATGATTGATTGCCAAAACAAAGATTTAAGCGCACGAGTAGAAACAAAGAGTAATCTGCAACTTGATGCCTTAACATTTGATTATGCATATTTGTTATGTTCAATTACACGTTCATATTATGACGCAAGTGCGAACAAGAATTATCGACCGAGCGTAACTTTATATACCAACAACGATTTAACAGACACCAAATATCAGTTGACAAGTAATAAAGACATGGTTGATATATTCAGCTTAAATGATATTAGGATAGGCACGGTAATTGAAAGTTATAACAACTTTTATTCTGTTATCGGAATTGAAAAGAAGGACAGTACATTTAAAAAGAATAGGCTTTTGAATTTCAAAAAGTTGTCTCAGAAGTTTAGTTATACGACAATAAGAGCCAAAAACATTGGATTGCATATTGAAGCTGGAGATTTTGTGAAGATAAGCGGATTGACCGACTCTCTTGTCAGCACAGATGCCGAAAGCTACGCCGATAAGAGTTACATTGAAAACCTTAACGGAAAAACTTTTAAGGTTTATTACGTTTCAAAAAATGAGCTTGTAATCAAGTGCGAATTGGAATCAAGCGTGCCGTACACAGGTACGGTCACAGTTGAAAGAATCTCTCCCGATTTTGACGAGGGAAAAATCGTGGAAATGCAAAACCGCTTGTGGTGTTGCTCCTCAGACAAAAACGAAATTTATTGTTGTAAACAAGGTGATGAGCGCAACTGGCAGGCATACAGTGACGGAATCAGTACAGACAGCTGGGCAATGACTTGCGGCAAAGAGGGAAAGTTTACAGGGATTGCGACACGGGGCGACAGCGTTATATTTTTCAAGGAAAATTACGCATTAAAAATCTACGGGACAAAACCGAGCAACTTTACCCTTGCAGAATACAATGTGCCGGGTGTCGAAATCGGGAGCGAAAAAAGCCTTATAAACATTAACTCAACCTTATTTTATCTTGGCCATAACGGTGTGTATGCTTATCAGAGCGGTAGCTTGCCTGCTCTCATCAGCGAAGAATCTTTGTGGGGGCATACTTATAAGAACGCAGTCGGTGGTCGGCACGAAAATAAGTATTATATCTCCGCAGAAAGAGATGACGGAGAACACGAACTTCTTGTGTACGACACTGATAAAGGCTTGTGGCACAAGGAAGACGACGCAAAGATGATTGACTGCACCACATACAACGGTGTTCTGTATTGGCTTAATGATACCAAAGAAAACGTTGTGTGTCCTGATAAAGCGGACAATCTTCTTGTTGACAATACGAAATATGAGTATCAACAGGAAGATTGCTTTGAGTGGTCTGCTGAAACAGGCGACCTGTACGACAGCGAATTTAATGTTAAGAATATTGGGAAAATCCGAATCGGTATTAAAGCCGAAAATGGAGCAAAAGTCAGCTTGTTTGTACAGTACAAGGACAACGGCGAATGGCGAAAAGTCAGCGAAATGCTTTATAGTGAGAAAAAGCCGAGAGTATTCGCCGTAGCTTTACGCAGAGCGGAATATTTGCGACTTAAACTTGTAGGTACAGGACAGGTCGAAATATACGGAATTGATATTGAGCACAGTAGAGGAAGTGATAAGCGTGGCTACATTTAAACTTGATCCGCCCCCTTCGACAAATGACATAGGTGAGATGCGGAACTATCTAAACGATATGTACGAACAGTTGGCTTTCGTGCTTAGCAACATTGACAGTGACAACATAACAGATGATTTTCTATCCGCAATCGGACAAAAAGGAAGTGAAAAATAATGGCTTATACATACAAGGTTTATGGAACGGGCGATGTTGACAATGCGGTTAATAACTACAACCGTGTTGCCTCATCAGCTCCGACATATGCTGACAGCTACGACACAAGACAGGCTCGCCGACAGGCTGACAACTACGCTAATTCCTACACAGATAAAATCAATAAGGGATACACGAGCAAGTACAAGGGTACAATTGACGAGCTTGCTAATCAGTACCAAAAAAATAAATTTGACTGGACTCCCGAAAATTCTTCTGAATATCAGCAGGCAAAAGAACAATATACCCGTGAAGGTAAGGTTGCACAGGAGAATGTACAGGGAAGTTATGCAGCTAATACAGGCGGTTACAGCAATACATATTCACAGGCTGCAGGACAAAAGGCATTCGGCGAGTATATGGACGAGCTTGCAAACAAGGTACCGACTTTGAAGAATGAGGCATATAAAAGTTATCAGCAACAGCAGGAAGATACGCTGAACAGAATCGGCGTATTGCAGAACCTTGATAACACACAGTATCAGAGATACAGGGACAGCGTAACGGATGATTACGACTTTATGAATTATTACGAAAACAAGTACGGCACAAGTAAAGGCCTTGATATGAGCAACTTTCAAAACGAACTGGCTCACTGGCAGACACAAATGGCAGCGGCACAGAGTAATCTTTCAGACATCAGAAGTCTTGCTGAGGCACAGTATGAACACAATACATTGAGTGCCGACACAAGGTCAAGTATTGACAGCCAGCGCAGACAGTCGGATGCCTATTATAACTACCTTAACAGTCAGCTGAAAATAAAGTGAGGTGAGAACATTGAGCGTGAACAGTGAAGAAAAGATTTATAATGACCTTATGAATGAAGTACCGAGTAAGACGGTGAGCGGTGACACTAAGCAGAGTGCCGCCGCTCTTGCGGGGGCAGAATCAACAGCGACAGGACAGGCTGACAATTATAAAAGCACTTACAGCGGTAAGTTAGATGATGCCATAAGCAACTATCTGACAGGAAGAGGATTTGAATACGATCCGATGCAGGATAAAGCATATCAGCAGTACCGCAAGGAGTTTGCTCAAAATGCTGCTATGGCACGAGATACGAGCCGTAACACAGCTAATCAGCTTTCAGGCGGTTACAATCCTACCTATGCCGATACTGTCGCAAACGAGGTTTACAATGAGCGTATGGGCAATATAAGCGATGCAGAAAGTACATTTAGAGGACTTGCACAACAGGATTATCAAGCAAAACAGGAGAAAAACGCAAATGTGCTTAACCTCTATAACACGCTTGAGGGTACAGATTACAGCCGTAATCGTGACACGGTAGGAGACTACAAGAACTATCTTAATCTTCTTGCAAGCAGGTACTCAACCGACAGACAGGCAGATGTCAACCTTGACAGCGCTAACAATGATGTTTATTCCACCAAACTTAATGGAGCAGTAAATAATCTTTCATCAGCAAGAGCAGCAGACAGTCAACGCTATTTGTATGACACGGTAAGCGCAAATCAGCTTGCACAAAATGCACAGGCAGAAAGAGAAAATGCTCAGAAGATTGAGTATGAAAGAAATAAGGCGGCTTATACAGCCTACACTAAGGCTCAGAAAGCGGCAGAAAAAGCAAAAGCAAAGGCTGAGAAAAACAAAGGCAAAACCGAAAATGCAAATGCTGTATTTGCCTCAATGGGCGTTACAAAAGATGACTTTAAAAAGGGCAAGGGCAACAAAGAGGACGGAGCGTTATATAAAGAAGGCGGTGCAGTCAATTACACCGTGTACGCTCAAACATACATTGACGAAAAGTATCGTGAGGGCTATATCAACGATGACGAAAGGGATTATCTATACAAGAAAATCGGCATAACAAGCGACGGCAGTAAGTATAACAGCGAACTTGCCGACAGTTACGCAACAACAATGGGACTTGATAAGCAGAAGAATAAGAAGTATATCAGAGGCAGTATTATTCAGGGACACAATATGGGACAGTTGAGTGCGGCAGATGTTGCATATCTCTCAGCCAAATACGGACTGTCACTTGACGACTAAGGAGTAAAACTATGGGTGAACTAAAAGATATAATCACAGGCAGGCAGAGCAGTAAGAAGTACCGCAAGGATAATTTTAGTAATGCAGGAGCAAAAAGCGGAGATTTAGCAGGAAGAAATCTTGAACCTCAGCATAATTCTGAAATGACTATCCGTAAAATTGTCAGCGGTGAAACAGAAGATACTACCGGCAACAATGACACAGGGAAAACGAGCTCGGGAATGACCGTTAATGAAATGTTTAATATCATTAACCGAAAGAAAAACAGCAACAATACTTCTTCAAGTACGAGCTCGAATATAAAATCCTTTTTTAATGAAAATTTGAATAAGGCAAATAGCTCCGCAGAAAATTTTAAGGAAGCAATTAAAAACCCGAACAAGTCTTTGGACGATAGAGTCAAAGGACTTACACACATGTATAATGCGGCGGTTGCGACAGGTGACACCAAAACAGCCGAGAAAATGCAGAAAGAATATGACGAGCTTGCCGACAGGGTTAATAAGCAGACGGAGATAAACCGACAGAACGCTAAGGAATATGCTCGCAGTCAATCTTTAAAAGGTATGACCGAAGAAAGAAAAGCATTAATTGATGAACGCAACAAGTATGCACTTGATAACGGACTTGTAACCTCTACAGGTATTGATACAAGAAAAAAGGATAAGTATAAAGTTTATTCAGAGTACAATTCAAAAATTGATGAGCTTGACAAACAGATTGCAGAAAAGCAGAGAAACGGCGAGTATGATTTAAGTGATTTGCAGAAAGCTGTTCTTGCCGATATTGGCAACAAAGCAAACAAACTTACGGAAAGTTTTGAAAACAAATATAAAAACTCAACGCTTGAGCAGAAGCTTAATGCGAGATTGCACGCAACAACAAGTGAGCTTAACTGGCTTAATAAGCATATGTATGACAATGCCACAAGCGAAGAACTTGAAAAATACAACCGGGAACTGAGCAAAGAATATGAAAATCTGTATGACAGAGGAACAACAGGTACAGATGAAAACAAAGAAGCAAGACGCAGGAATATTGAAGATGAACAGGATAAAATTGATACATACATCAATAGAGCCAAGCTCTCAGAACAGAAAAAAAGAGAGTATGACGATATAGTTGATAAGAATGTTATACTCAAAACTGTTTTGCAGAAGTACTATGCTTTACAACATTATGATGATACAAAGCATATGCTTGCAAGTACAGGACACGATACTGACAGCATAAAAAATCAGGTGACTCTTGATGATTATAACTACATTAACAAGTTGTCCGACAAAGAGCGTACACAGATTGAAAAGAATTTTAAGAATCTGAAAAAGGAAGGTTATGACACCGAATCATTATACAAGTGGTATGAAAGAGAAAGAGATGCAGAAAAAGCAGCGGAAACTACAAGGACAAGTACAGAGTATGCAAATGAGCACCCTGTACTCGGTTCAATTGCAAGTGTAGGAGCAAGGCTCGGTGGTGCTGTTCCCGATGCCGCAAAATATATTTCAACCGACCTTGATAAAAAATATAACGGCGGTGACGGATATATTAACCCCGAGGAAACAGGTACGGCTATATCTGATGCTATGCGTGCGAAAGTCTCAGAAAACATTAACAATGATTTCGGTTCATTCCTTTACAACACAGGAATGAGTATGGCTGACTTTGCCTCTTTGTTACCACTCAATGCCGTTCCGGGCGGACAGGCTTTGTCACTCGGCATTATGGGCACAAGTGCCGGTGTCGGTGCGGCGAATGAAGTTATCAACAACGGCGGTACAATTGACAATGCGGTAAAGACCGGTATTGCATCAGGTATTGCCGAAACTCTTTTTGAAAAGGTTTCACTTGAACAGCTCTCAGCGTTTAAAGCAAGCGGTAAAAGCACATTTCGTGCGGCTGTCGGCAATGTGCTTAAAGGTGCATTTACTGAAGGCTCGGAAGAGGCTTTTACCGACCTTGCAAACAGATTGACTGATGACGCAATAAACAAGGATTTATCTTCATACAACCTTTCAAAGAAAAATTATATGGAACAGGGAATGAGTGAGGCTGAGGCGGAGAATGCCGCAAGCTGGGACTTTTGGAAGAATGTCGGACTTGATTTTGCCGGCGGTGCAATATCGGGTGGTGTGCTTAACCTTGCTACCGCAGGTGTCAATCTTGCAGGTGCAAAAATTGATATGGCTCAAAATAAAGAGAGCAACGCACAAATTGGTAAAGCTGTTATGGCCGATGAAAACTTTGACCTTGATTTACTCATTAGGCAAGGACTTGCAACCGACAAAAACGATAGAGCATACAACTATGCTCACAAAATGCAGAAACTCGTTGAAACCGATAACGAGGGAAAAATCAGTGCCGGAGATGTCGGCAACCTTATGTATCTTATCAACAGAGAGGTTGGCAAAAATCCCGAACTTGTAAACAAAATTGCTCAGGTAACAAAGCAGAACACACAAGAGCAGAGTAATCAGGCCGTTAATGCTCAGAACGAACAGAGCCCTACACAGCAGAACACGGTTCAGAACGGACAGCAGAACGCAGAACAGGCACAGGCAAACACTGTAATAAATGCAACAAAAAAAGCCGATACAGAGGATATCGGCAAAATGTACGGCGTGTATGCTTTTGGCAAGAAGCACCCAAACGGCATTATCGCAACAGATACTTCAACAGGTAAGGTTGTAAAGGTGGCACTCAAAAGCCTTGAAAGCTCAGCTAAGATTAATCGCAATGACGAAGAAAATACACTTGTGTTCAACACAAATGACGGCAAACAGGTTAATGCGGACAGCATAACATTCTCTGACAGTCAGCTTGATACGATTGTTCACAGCGCAAACGAGTTTGACACGTACGGTGCCAGAAACTATATTTCAAACTTTGAAGAATGGAGAGAAAGTCCGCAGGCGCAGAAAATGAGTGATGAGGAAATGCTCTATAAATATAATAGAGCATATTCAGCCGCATACAGCTTTGGTCGAGAGGGTGTTAAACTTGATTCTTTAAAAGAAACCGCTGAATATAAAATTCTTAAAAACATTCTCGGTGAACAGATTGTAAGTCAGGCATTGAGCACCGGCAGAAGAGATGTTGACATTAACACTCAACACCATTCAAACAGACTGACCGAGTTAATCAACCGCAACGGCAGAGCAGACACAAGCGGTGTTACCGTGTATGCCGACAACGGAACAGATGTTTCACACATTCCGCAGGAGCTTATTAATACACTCGGCAACCTTGCGACAAAGACGGGCAGAAACATTATTATCTTGGACCGCCTTGCTGACGGAGTGAACGGTGTTGCAAAAGACGGTAATATTATCCTTAGCTCAGAAATTTCAAGTCAAAAAATTCTTGCCACAGCTTTACATGAGGCTGGTCATATGATTAAGAAAACTAACCCGACCGAATGGCAAACATTGAGTGACTTTGTGTCAGACTACCTTGTACGCAAGGGTGTTGACCTTAACAAGATGATTGACCGCACAATTGAGAGATACGGCAACCGTTTGCAGGCCGATGAACACGAAAACACAAGAGATGCCGCACTGGAAGAAATGGTATGCGACACACTTATGAGCATTGCCTCAGATGAAAAGGCTCTCAATATTGCCCTCAGCACCAAGCAGAATAAATCAAAAATTGCAGCGGCAATTAAGTCATTGATTAACAAGGTCAAAGATTGGCTCATTGGCAAAAGCACAAACTACGGAGCCAAGGCCTTTGCCAAAGACCTTGAAGCTCTTGAAAAACTCGCACAAAGATTTTCAGAGGCGGCAGACACCGCAAGAGAAAATATTACCGAGCAAACAGAGGTTCAGAACGGTGAGAAGATTGATGTTGAGAAATATTCAATGGGAAGTACCGACAACATAGTACAAGCGGAATTTGAAAAGAAGGTTGATGAGATTGAAAAAAACACCTACAACAGTAATAATGTCGTAATTATGGGTGTTACACCTAATATTTTGCAAAAAATCGGATTAGTACCATTACCTCTTGCTATGACTAAAAAGCATATTTATTCTGTTGCAGTATCAGATACAAGAGCAAAAAGTGAGGGAAGATATCATAAAAACACCAATTATCACGATTTAGGTTTTGATACCGTAAAAGATATTTACAATAAAATCTCAAATCCGCTTATGATTATAGCACATCCCGATTTTGGGAATAGTATAAATAGAACAAATAGGGACAGTGCGCACAAAATTATTGTATTAGTTGATTTATCGGTAAACGGAGAACAGGTAATTGCGCCGATTTCTATTGATTTTGAGGGCAAGTATAACAATACAATTATTGATGTAAATCTTGTATCAACTTATTTTAACAAAAACAACATCAATGATTTAATCAAAGAAGCTGTTGCTTTAGAAACAACAGGAAAAATAGGATTTTATTATTTAGACAAAAAAAGAACTCAAAGTATATTTAAGCGGTCAGGGTACCAATTACCCAGGACGCTTAACAACTTGAGTTCTAACACCATTATACGCACTATTGATGATAATGTCAACAGAAAAATCAACAAAATCACGCAAAGCAAGCAATTTATCAGATGGTTCGGTGATTGGCAGAATAGCCCTGCAAAAGCAAGTAAAGTGGTAGACAACAACGGTGAACCGCTTGTTTTGTACCACCAAACAGAAAAAGAGTTTACAACCTTTGATACAAAACAAAAAGGATCGGGAGAATTTGACAGCGAAATGCCGACGGGTATATTTATGAAACCGACAAACAACGATATCGGAGTTGGCGGAAATATTCAAATACCGTTGTATGCTTCTATTAAAAATCCCCTCACTGTCAACAACAGAAGCGAACTTGTTAAATTTTACGATAAGAATGTACAGGGATATACGAAAGCTAAAAGTGCGATAGACAGCGTTAATGAGGAATACAAGGCTAAATTCAACGAGGAGATGAAAAGAGAAAACGAGGAATATCAAAAGCTGTGGAATGCGAAAAAGAACGGTGAAATATCAGAAGAAGAGTACCAAAAATCTATATCAAGAGATGCACTTGATGAAATTATGGAAGAATGGGAAAATAAGGTTAATGAAGCAAGCCGTAACGCTAAAGCTTTGGTAGATGATTATTTCAAAAACAGCAATTATGACGGTGTTATCGTTAATAATGATGTCGGCAGTTTTGGAAGAAGCACAAAAACATTCATAGCATTTGAAAATACTCAGGTTAAATCTGCAACAGACAATATCGGAACATTTGACGGCAACAACCCTGATATTCGTTACAGCCTTGATGAAGATTATGATTTTAAAGATGAAAAAGCCGGTGCAATACACGATACGCTGAATTTTTCAATTGACGATGAATACGATGACTTATTTGATTTTAATGGCAATGGCGAACAGCACATTGATTTTGACAAGGCAATTGACAAAAACAACCCTGAATTGACGATTGAACAGATATATCGTCATTCTGCCCGCAATGTTAAAGAGGGTTTACTTGCCGGCAAGGGCATTAAGCCTGAGCAGAAGAAAATCTATAACATGGTCAAGTCTGTAATGAGAAGCTACCACATCAATCCTAATGCTGAAACGGACTCGCTTGTTACTGAATATGTGGATGCCTTGAATACATTCATTGATTCCGTACAGAATGATAAGTCAAGTTTTACAGATGCTTTTGAAAGTTTCGTATTGAAATGCCGTGAAGCATTGCAATACTCGACACAGCTGGATGAACAGCATGAAGCGTGGGCCAAAGAAATTCGTGACGAATTAAAAGGCACAACTCTGCTTATTCCTGAGAGCGCAATCGACACAATCAAGGAAAACTATGGTAGTGTCGGAAAATACAAAAAAGCCTTGTTTGGCAAAATCAATGTTAAATTAGAGCATAATGCAAAAGGCATTAACGGTAATGCAGTTGGTTCATACATTGAGGACATTGGTTCTCACCTTGAAAATATCGGTGGCAGGTCGCTAATGATAGATGACGGCTTTGACTGGGACAGCGACAGCGGTTATCGTATGCTTGACCATATTATGAATTATGTGCTTGCTCCGCAGTATGTAATGACATATGACGGTAAGTTTGAAAGCGAAAGCACGATTGATGCGGCGGCTATTCAAATGGCGTTTGATACTACAGCGGAATATCTCAAACAGCAAGGTAAAGCGGCAGTAATGCAGAATAATATTGACAAGCGAAAACTTAGAGATATTAACAAGGCATTGAGACAGGCCGAAAAAGCAAAAACTGCTCTGAATCATAAAACTATCGAAAATTATAAAACTGACATTGCCGAGCAGAAAGCCAAATACAACGAACAGCGCGAAAAATACCGTCAGGCATATAACGCTCTGAAAGATACAAAGTCAGAGCAAGCCAAAAGGTATCGTGATAAAATCCACGAGCTTGAAGAACTAAGTAAAAACCAAAAAGCCATTATTAAGACCGTCAAAGATACCTTTAGGGCTCAATATACTGAGAAAAGAGAGCAAACAAAATATATGCAAATGCTCGGCAGGAAGTTTGACAAGCTGGTTAAAAAGTTTGATGCTAAGTCAAAAAATACCGAGAATATCCCCGAATCGCTCAAACGACCTATACTTAATGTATTGATAGGTTTTAAAGAATCTGCTGACCCCGGACAATATAAGAATGGTGGTAAAAAAACTATACCGAAATATTTCGGAGCATGGAACAATGTCGCTGAAATCGGTGAACAGGTAAGAAACTTGTATGAAGAGTACAAGTCTTTAGCACCTGAATCTTCCGGCAAAGATAAATCCACACATGAAGGTATGCAGTACTCATACATTGACATTAACTCAATTGCATACGACGAGCAAACAGCCAAAATGCTTGAAATAATTACAGATCAATTTGCAGAGTATGCAACCGACGAAAACGGTGAAACAAAGTACGATGCCGACGGCAAGCCCATAAAAGTAGGATATAAAAACATTTTCGATTTGGATTCAGCTGATTTAAGATTGCTCTATGACACAATGACAGCCCTTGAAGCCTCTTTAACACAAGCTACAGAAATCATCGTTAACGGTCAAAGAGAATCCATTGCAGGTGCAGCGGCAAAAGCACTTGATGAAGTCGCAAATGTAAATTACAACAAGGGTGTAAAAATCAATGTGTTAAGTAAAAACACCGTTGGCAATAAAATCAATGCCGCATTATCGGATATGAAAGAGTTAAGTAATAGATTTGTCGCAACAAGCCTTGACCCGGTAAGATACGGCAGATTTCTGAGCGGATATAATGATGACAGCATTGTTGCGAAACTTTTCAGGGATTTGCATGACGGAGATGTTAAGCGCGAAAAAATAATGCGGAAAGCCTATACCAAGGTTCAAAGTGTTGCTTATCAGTATTCCGAAAAAGATTTATCCAAAATACAAAAGGATGATGTTAAGGAATTTGATTTCAGAGATAGTGAAACAGGCGAAAGAGTTAAGGTCAGTCAGGGCATTATAATGTCAATCTATCTTACAGATCAACAATCATCAGGCAGACGACATTTGCTTGCCGACAGACTTAATCATTATACCGTGCTCCCCGATTTAGATAGTGCTAACAGTCGCAGACATAGCAAGCAAGAAAAAGCAAAATCAGAAAATCATCACAAAGTAAGATTTACTCTGGAAGATTTATATCACATCAAGAGATATGTTGAGAGCAATAAAATGCTCAGAGAAATTTCAGGAGCGATTAGCGAAGTCCTTAATAACGAACTTCAACAGGAAATCAATGAAGTAAGCATGTCAAAATATGGTATGCTGATTGCTACCGTAAGGAACTATTTTCCTGTTTCCGTGTACGGTGACGGTGCGGCATACGAAAAGGACTTTTCTGCCGAGTTTAATGACCTTAGAATGAAAAGCAGAGGCTTTGTAAAATGCCGAGAAAGCTCGTATGCTCCTATTGTTATTGACGATGTTTTCAGAGTCTTTAACAGGCATACAAGCTCTGTTGCAGAATGGTGCGGATTGACGACCCCAATCGAGAATTTCAAAAAAGTTTATAACTGGATAAATACTAATAGTCTTAACGGAACAACTTTGCATGAAGCTATAATGGATAAATACGGTAAGGCTGCAGAGCATTATATTGATAAACTCATGGGAGATTTGCAAAAATCAAAAGATACAATTGATAATAATCTTTTAACTCGCATGCAAGGGAACTATATGGGTGCGGTACTTCTGTTAAATCCCGGAGCAATGATAAAACAGTTTGCCGCATTTCCTACAGCCAACGCTTATTTTGGCACAAAAAATGTTGCAACAGCATCAGCCGGCGGAATGTGGCGGGTTGACCTTGAAAAATATGCCGAATACACTCCATATTTGTGGTACAGAGCAGAGGGTAACGGGACTGTGGTAGGTGAGCTCAGCAAGAAAGCCGGTGTTGTAGGCGGACTCAAAGATAAGATTGACATTATGGGCAAGGTTGATAGATATGTTGTTGGTTGCCTGCTTAAAGCGGCAGAGTTACATGTTGAACAAACAACAAACCTTAAAAAAGGCAGCGATGCTTTTTATAAAGAAGTTGTCAGACAATTTGAAAAATGTGTTGATGAAACTCAGCCTAATAATATGGTAACATCAAAACCACAATTTATCAGAAACAATTTCTTGAAAATTCTTTCGATGAACGCTTTTCGCTCTCAAACAATGGCAATCGGCAACACTATAATTGATTCGTACATGGAATACCGTACAAGAAGCAATGACTATAAATTGTCAAAATCTGCTGAAAATAAGAGCGCAAAAAAAGTAGCAATGAAAAAATTTGCAAAATCGCTTATAGGGGCGACAGAATCAGCTTTGCTTATAGGCGGTTTAACCACATTAGTTAATATGCTCCTGTGGCATAAGTGGGACGATGAAAGAGATGACAAGGGAAATGTGACAGCTGAAAACATTTTCAAAAGTGTTCTTGATTACAGCATGGAGTCATTTGCCGGCACTTTTACTTTCGGCGATACAGCATATAGTGCCATTGCCCATATGATTGACAACGATAGACCGTTTTATGGGCTGGACTCTATGAGCCTTGAAAATGTTAATAATTTCATTGAAAACATTTCAAAGGGCAATTATATCTCTGCTGCGACCTTGTTAGGTGATTGTTTCGGCTTGCCGGCAAGCAATATTAAGAGAATGGCCCTCAGCTTAACCTCATACTTTACCGACCTGACAAAAGGCAGAGGCGAGATTATATCCGATAATAAAGGAAATATTAACACAACTGTGCTTGTGCCGTTGATGATTAACGCTACGATTGACGGAGATGCCGACAAAGCTCAATATTACGAGCAGCTGTATGTCAACACAATAATGGATACAAAGGGTAAAACCGAAAAAGAGGCTCGTGATATGCTTGAGCAGAAAGTCATAAAAGCATTATCAAAGAATAATGATGACATTGAAAAGGCGGCAGTAGCAAGAGCTAACGGTGACCTTAACACTTATGAAAGCCTCATTAACAAGGTCTCTTCCTATGGATTCGGCAAGAATGATGTTATTAAGGCCTCTGACAAGGTTATAAGTAATATTATTGCTAATATGAAAAAAGAGGGCATAACAGACGAAGATGCCGCAAAATCTGACCTTGTGGACAACCAAGGCTTTACGGAACAGGGGGCAGAGTATGTCTTGAAAAAGATGGCATCATCGACAGATGATGAAAAATCAGAAGAAAGTATTTTCGATTCTACCGGTAACGATGACACTCTAATGTATAAGTACACTGACGCTTTTGAATATTTGAAGAACGGCGATACCGAAAGCTATGAAAAGGTTGAAAAATACCTTATGGAGCATAAAGGTAAGACAAAAAATCAAATGAAAAAGCTGATGCAGAGTGCAAGCCGAACAGACCCGATATTTGAAAAGTATATTGAGGCAAGCAAAAACAACGATGCCGATACAACACACACATTGTACAGACAGTTACTGAATATCTACGGCTCCGAAAGTAAATTTAAGTCCGCATTAAAAAAATATCAGGGTAAAGTCAAAAAGCAACAAAGTAAATAAACAAATTAAGGGCAGCGGAAACGCTGTCCTTTTTGTGTGGGTTTTAACTTTTTTGAGCCTGCCGAAAACTATATAATGTAATTAACGATAGGGGGCGGCATTATGAATACGCTTAAATTTGAGGTATATAAAAATACCCTGAAACGCAGGAATGGATTTAATCCGGTTCTCGGTGAAAAGAAATACACTAAAATCAAATGTTACTTTATGGAATCCGACTGGGACAATTGCTCTCTTGTCACTGGCAACTTTATGAGCGAAAAAGATAATATTGTAAAAAGCACAGTCAGTTTGACAGAGGATAAAACGGCAGAATTTGAGTTACCGACAGATATTGATGGTGACAAAATCTATTTCAACTTGACCGGTAGTTATGCAGATAACAGCGGTAATACAGTAACACTCAACACGAATCTTGTTGGAATCAACAGGCAGAAAGGTATGTTGCCGAGTGAAACCGTAGGTTTTGGATTGTATGAAAAAATTCTTGGTTTTTACAATAAGATTTCGGAACTTGTTGAACAGTTAAAAAACTATGTTACACCTGAAATGTTTGGCGCTAAGGGTGACGGAGTAACAGACGATACGGCCGCATTGCAGCAAATGTTTAGTCAAGCTGGGATAAATAATCAAGCGATTAAACTTGGTAACAGTAAAACATATTTAATTAGCAACACGCTTAGATATGATGTTGCTAGAGCAAATTTTGATGGTAATTTTGCAACAATTAAAGTATCTGACAGTTGCCAAAAACAGGATGAAACATATTACGGCTCAGAGCCGAAAGTAACAGGCTCGTGGAGCTTGAACTCGGTTATTACAGTTAACATAAAATCGGGTAATGATGCTAAATACAATATCGGCTCGTTCAAGAAGCTAATAATAGATTGCAACAACGGACTCGCAAAACACGGACTTAAGATTGAAAATGAAGGTAAAACAAATTACGCTCATATTATGGTAAGAAATCCTGCGCTGTACGGAATCAGAAGTTATGGCGGAAATGAAGCTACTTTTAGCTTTATTTCCGGTACGAGAAGTGGCATAAGTGAGGCTGCCAAAGACATCATAACAAGCGGTTATGTCAAGGGTGACGAAAGGCTTCTTTCAACGATGTTATTCCTCGGCTGTGCTGACACCTATGTGACAGACTCTATTTCTGTAGACTTTGAATGCGGCTTTTTGACTGGGGGAGCGGACAATCATTTTAACAAGTGTCACGCGTGGTGTGCATATAACACAAACATTATGAGTCATTCCACTTCTTTTACGGTTTGGGGCGGTGTTGCCACTTTTAGTCAATGTATGGTAGACTCTACCAAATATGGGTTTAAATTTTTCAATGCGGGCAGAGCGTTAATTAATAACTGTCTTAACGGATATAATCAAGTTTATAAAGACAATTTAGAAACTTGTGGCATTCCATACCTTACGTACTTTGCAACTGCCTCAGATACGCCCAATTATAAGTCAACAAATAGAGGAACAGGAACTAAAATGACCAATAATGAATGGAAAGCAGATGTTATTGGTTGCAATTTTGACAATTTAGGTCAAGATGGAGACGGTTATATTAGTGTGGATTTTTTGCCCATAAATATGAAAAATGTTCATGTGCGCGCTTTAGATACCGTTTTTGACACGATAACAGGAAACGCAAAACTTAATCCATACTCGACACAGTCCGATTTTGTTAAATCGGCAACATGTAGGTACCTTAAAGTAGGTAATGTATGTGCGGCTCATATTTGTTTAACTATGAATGCATCTACTTTAGGAAAACATAAGTCACTGCATCTTATTGATTTACCCTTCAATAACACAAAAGAGCGAATAACAACAATAGGTATTTGCTCAACAGGGGACTTGTTTAAGGGTTTGATAGGTGAGGGAAAAAATTGGTTTTCCATCACTTTATTGGCGGATAAAGATTTTATCTTTTCTGATGGTGATGAATTAAATTTTGATTTTGTGTTTTAGGTGATGTAAATGTGGGATTGGATTATACAATATTGGGTGCAGGCTCTTTTCGGTATTATACTCGGCGCTATCGTTGCAATAATAAAAACCGAGTGGACCAAAATCAGGGCAATTGGCAAAGGCACACAGTCATTGCTTAGGGCGGAACTTATTCGCTCGGGCGAAAAATATATTGAAAGAGGTTGGATTGAGGTTTATGCCAAAGATGCATATGACAAGTGCTATCAGTCATATCATCATCTCGGGCAGAACGGAACAATGGACGATATGCACGAAAAGGTCATGAACTTACCGACTAACCCAATTATAAGAAAGGATGAAAAAAATGAACAAGAAAAAAATTAAAAAATGGGCGGTTGCGGCACTCATCAGAGCCGCAAAGACAATGGCACAGACAGCAGCGGCAACACTCTCGGTTGCGGTAGTGATGAGCGACGTCAACTGGGTTGCGGTTGCAAGTTCAACACTTCTTGCCGGCATTCTCTCAATGCTGACAAGTGTCGGTGGCTTGCCGGAAGTTAAAGAAAGCGAGGAATAGTTATGAAAAATACAAATTTTATTAAGTTTGCAATATCTGAGGTAAACAAGTATGTGCTAAATCACATAGATAAGTCAGATGATACACCTGATTTTGACACTTTCGTTGTGTGGTCGTGTAAGACTTTGCAAAACCACAAATGCCTTATCAGCACAACATTACACGACGGTATGTACTACGAATGTACATACAACGGTGATAAAAACGAAATGTATCTTGACGCATATAAAAAGTTTGAAAACAAAAAAATTATTTGCGAAAGCGAGGAATAA